AACCCTACAAGATGATATAAAGGATTATAAAGAAAAACTAAGTGAAGGCGAAAGGACATTGCTAGACAATATCTTTAAGTTTTTCACTCAAGCAGATGTAGATGTATGTGGCGGCTATGCCCACCATTACTTACCTACATTTAAACAACCAGAAGTAAGAATGATGTTAGTTAGTTACGCTGCTATGGAAGCAGTACACCAAGAAGCATATTCCCTTCTACTAGAAACTTTAGGTAAATCAGAAGATATGTACCAAGAGTTTTTTGATATCAATGCTATGATGGAGAAACATGAATATCTACAAGATTTCGGTATGAACACTCCATATGATATGGCAAAGACAATGGCAGTATATAGTGCATTTACAGAAGGAGTACAGTTATTTAGTAGCTTTGCTATTCTTCTTAACTACCCAAGACATAACTTGATGAAAGGAATGGGACAAATTGTAACATGGAGTATTCGTGATGAATCATTACATGTAGAAGGTTTGTCTAAACTATTCAGAACTTTCATTGCAGAGAATCCTGAGTTATGGACTGATAAGTTAAAGTACGAAATATACTGTGCTGCAGAAAAGACAGTAGAGTTAGAAGATAACTTTATTGATATTTGTTTTGATAAAGCAGATATACCAGATTTGACAGCAAAAGAAGTCAAGGAGTATATTAGATATATTGCTGACAGAAGGTTATTAGGTATCGGTATGAAGAAGATATTTCATAGTACAGATAATCCATTACCTTGGATTGACATGCAAGTCAACGCAGTTGAGCATACCAACTTTTTTGAAAACCGTGCTACCGAGTATGCTAAGGCGAGTACACAAGGCAATTGGCAGGACGTATTTAAATGAGTTCAGAACTACCTACACAAACAATCACTATCGATGAAACTTCGTATGATGTATCAGCATTATCTAAAGAACAACAAAGTATTGTTAATGCAATAAACAAGTGCGATATCGATTTAGAAGATTACAAGCACAAGATGGCTATTACACAAACGGCTAGACAGGCGTATGTTAATGATCTTGGCGAACAATTAAAGGAAGACTAATGAAAATATTCGTAGGCTATGAATCGGCATATCCTGAAATGTTTGAAGTGTGTAAGGCATCAATCTTACGATTTAATCCTACACACGAAGTTATACCTTTAATTACTTCGGAATTAGAGGAACAGGGAATATACACTAGAAAAGAGAAAGGGAATACCGAATTTGCTTTTACTAGATTTCTTGTTCCTTATCTTTCCAACTACATGGGCTATTCTTTATTTTGTGATGGTGACTTTCTATGGAGATGTGACCCACAAGAGATAACTCATTTTAAGAAAGATAATGAAGAAGTTATGTGTGTACAGCATGCAGACTTAATGTTTGACCAATACACTAAAATGCATGATAAACTAAACAAGCCTTATGATAAAAAATATTGGTCATCGTTGATGTATTTTAATAATAAAGAATGTGTAAACTTAAATGAGTGGTATGTAAATAATGCAGCCGCTAGGCATCTTCATGGGTTTACTTGGGCTAGCAAAGTGGGTTCTTTACCTGCTGCTTACAATGCTTTAGTAAATTATTATGACTTTGGTGAGAGAGCTAAAGGAGTACATTTTACAGATGGCGGACCATGGATGGGTATAAACGACCATGAGCAATATTGTAAAGAATGGACAGACATATATAATTCATTATAATGAGAAACATACCTGTAGTAGCAGTAGACCAGTATGACTTTTTAGCACACAGACGAGAGCAGGAAAAGAAACATTGGGCAAAAAAGAATAACCTAACAGAGTTAGATTCGATTCTTACTGTTGAAATAAATACTACAGAGTTATGTAATAGAACTTGTGTCTTTTGTCCGAGACACGACCCAAAAGTATTTCCAAATAGAAACTTGCATCTTACCATAAAAGGAGCCGAGACAATAGGTCTCGAACTAGGTAAGGCAGGTTTTAGTGGAAAAATATCATTGAGTGGATTTGGAGAAAATTTACTCAACCCAAATTTCAGAGAGATAGTTCATATCTTTCGACACACAGTTCCATTAGCAACTTTAGAGTGTAACACTAATGGCGACAAACTTACCCAAACATACGCAGAAGAACTATTTGAATATAGTGGATTAGATTTAATTTACATAAATCTTTATGATGGCGTAGAGCAAATGACTCATTTCGATAAAGTTATGAAAAATATACCTGAAGAAAAGTACAAGTATCGTATGCATTGGGGAGATTTTGAGAACCATGGATTATTACTTAACAACCGTAGCGGGGTCATCGATTGGGTAGGTATAGAAGAATCAAACGTGGCTTCTTTAAAAGGTAAACCATGTCATTATCCTTTCTATAAAATGTTCGTAGACTGGAATGGAGATGTTCTATTTTGTTCAAACGACTGGGGAAGGGAACATGTTGTGGGAAATTTACTACAAGATACATTACACAATGTATGGTTTGGTAAACCTATGACAAAAATTCGTAAAAAATTAATAAAAGGAGATAGGTCACACAGCCCTTGCAATAAGTGTAGTGTTGATGGTTCTCTATTTGGAAAAGAATCTTTTAATCTAGTAAAGGAGTACTATGAAAATCGCAGTAACAGGTAGCAGTAAATTAGCAAATTGTATACAAGGTAATAAAATAAGAGTAGAGTTTGGGGCAGATTGGTCACAGTATGATGTATTTGTAAACAATGCTCATGTAGAGTGGGAACAGTGCAGACTTCTCGAAGAAGTGTACGAGGTATGGAAAGATGATGAAACTAAAACAATAGTTAATATTTCGTCAAGAGCCCATCAACCTAATATATCTAAAGGATATAAGTACGCCGCACAAAAGGCCGCTCTAAATCATATGGCAACTAACTTAAATTATAACAGTGATGCCAAGTGTAGAATTGCTACAATCAACTTTGGGTTATTAGAGTCTTCAATGCATTCAAGTATCTCATATGAGAGAGCAGGTGAGTGGGTAGATTGGGTGATAAAAAACTCAGACATTACTGAAATAACAATTGAAAATCCTGCAAATTATATCCAAATTCAAAATGAAAAAGAAATCGCTAGAAGTTTAGGATTGAAGTCATGATGGGACGAGTAATATTAGTAGGAAATTCAGTAGAATTACTTCAACACGAGTATGGCTCATATATTGACAGTTTTGACACAATTGTTAGATTCGGAAAAGGCATACCTACAGATGAAAATTTTGAACAGATAGGTAAAAAAACTGATATATGGATTACAGGTTTCTTAAGACAAAGGCACTATCATAGGTTTGAAAATGCCAAAATATTATTTAATCGCTGTAGAATACATATGAACACAGAGCCATCTACTCCTAAATTTACTCAACCGCATGAAGTTATGTTTACAGATAAAGAAATACTAGAAATATTTGATTTAGTAGGAGCTACTAATGATAAGGCATTAGGTGATCGTCCCTCTGCAGGTTTTCTTGGTATATTGTATTTTTTAAATAAGTGTGAATATGAGAGTATAGAAATCATAGGATTTGATTTTTTCTCTAAAAAGTTGCCTTTCTCTACAGGAGCAGACTATCCCGCTAGTTGGCATTTGCCAGTTAATAGTAAGGAGAGGAGTCCTCACAATCCAAATGAAAAACAAATAGTAAAAGAGTTAGCCGATAGAGGCAAAATTAAATGGAAAGTTCTTTCAGATTTGAAAGAAGAATTTTTAGATTTTTCCTAATCTAAATCCTACTTTTACTAAAGACCCAGCTACACGTTTCTGTTTAGTTGATTTCAACATCAAAATTTCATTATTTCGTGCATTTCGCATATTTATAGGTATGCTAGGAATTAAGTTAGTATACATATCCCATGGAAGAGATAGTTGTATAGTTGTAGGTATCATTGTATAAGTTTGAATTAACCACTTATGTTGTATATTTAATTGAAAACATTTTCTTAACATTACATTATAGTTAACACTGTCAAGTGGTCCAAGGGATTCTAGTTCTACTAAAATATCATTTTTACCATTCATGTATAGTGGCATAAATTTATGCTGATAACCTAATAATCTTGTCATAAACCATTCTGTACTTGCTTGATAAAGAAGTCTATCAATCTTAGGCATATTAGGAGATCTTGCTTCTAAGCCGTCCTTTTCTGTAGGACAGAATAACTCTTCAAGTGAAAAAGTTTTTAACATGTCATAGTTAAATATCATAAACTCTGAATCAATATTTTGTAGTTTAGTTGGTGAAATAGGTATTTGTAAAATTCTGTAAAAGTCTTTAAATCTTGGATGTTTTCTAAAGACTCTTTTATGTGATAAGAAAGAAACAGACCCCGCAAAGAATTCTTCATTAGGAAAGTTATTAGACCATTTACCATTTATTATATTGTTGCCACCTAGCCAAACTATTCTTTTATGTAGTCCACCTTTATCTTTCCAATGATCCAGTAAGTGACACATACATTTGGCTAAGTCTGATTTTCTCCAAAAAGATTCATATATTTTAACATTTGGAAAGTTATCTACTATCCATTCAATCGGAGCTTCATCCCAATCTTTATTATTTACATATAGATGTATTCTAACTTCTTCTTTATCGGGCAGGAGTGATGCTAAAGTAAACATACTCCATACTTTTTTATAGGGGTGTACTATTTCAATCATTTTTTATCTTTTTAAATTCCCAAAAGTTATCTACATATGCCTGTAGTCTTTCTTCCGCATCTTCATCAAATTCAAATATTACTCCAGAGTTTCTTGCTGAGAGTATTTTACAAAGTGCAAGGTACGATTGTCTGTTTGATACTGTATCATAAAAACTTTCGTAAGTTAATAAATTTTTCTCTCGTGCTTCTTTAGGAAAGCTAACAAGAGAAAGTCTTTTTCTGAGAAGGAGTGCAA